AACTTCTCATTAAGCTTTGAAACCTTCGGAAGCAATATAATATCCATTACAGAACTAAGCATGTCAGTCCCGCCCATCATCTCAAGATTCCTGTCAACAACCTTACCGAAAATCCTGTCTAACTGCATGCCAGTGAATAAAGTAGAAAGCATAGCATCCCTCATCCTACCCCAAGACCTCGAAGACTTCTCAACACTCCTATTCAAATTAGATGTCTTAACATTAACATTAACATCATAATTTACTGAAACGTTTTCTGTCAATTTCATCAAACCTCTCTTTCCTATTTTTTAACATGTGGAGGAACACGAGCCAAGGTATTTTAACGAATTCATCAAAGGAAATAAAACCATAGTCAGCGCAAAAGACTTCATACGCTTTCGTAAGCACGTCAATGAAATCCTCGTCTTTCTTGCCGATTTTACTTAATATTTCCTTTTCCAAACTCATTTTTCAACAGCACTCAAAAAAGTTTGAGTAACAATTATTGAATTATTCTCAACGAACTCCTTAATAACTTCCTCACTGATTTCAGGATTCGCTTCCTTCATTGCTTTAACACTAACTTCTTTCGCTATCTTCAGTATTTCCGCTTGATACTCATTCAACACGCTCGGGTCAATCTTACCGAACCTCGCTTTAATTTTTGAAAAATACTCTGCAACATGGTCTATTGTTGGCTTCATAGTGAATTCATCATCACCTATTTTGAAAGTTAAAATCCCTTTATGCCTTCTCCACTTATCCTCACTCATTATTCATCCTCCTCCTTTTGCCTATTCCTTTTTGGCTTATCATCAATTGGAGCGTTTAATTTAGCTTCCAATTGCTTAATCCTTATCTCCAAATCATCAAGACGTGAATCATAGTAATCCCTCCTAATCACTTCATTCAACAAGAATTTTAAAGTCATTCCATAATCCGAAGCGAACTCCTCATTCGCTAACTTAATGAATAAATCCCTGTCTTTCTTTGGAATACGATTTATGGTAAGCCCATAATTTATTCTATTCTCAATCTCTTCTTGAATACTCATTTTCACATCACCTTTACGTGTAATCACCAAGAGCACTAACACCAGTTGTTTCAGTGCTTTCTACATGTCGTGTTCCACTACCACTTTTATTAAAAGCAGGAGCTTTAAAAATAAAAGTCCCACCAAGTTTTTGGTCAGTCCAATCAAAAGTTTCAGAGATTATCTCACCATTAGTCCAATAAATCCTGAAACCCTCATTCCCTGCTGAAACTTCATCAACAGCACTACTAACACTTGAATCATCAGTCCATAAAAGCGCTAACCTCACTTCCGTGTGAGAATTCGTGTTAACACTTTGATAAGGGTCTGAATTATCAATTGTTTGCCCGTCAAATATTTGAGTAACACTACCATCGCTTGGATTAACACTTACTGGAAAACAAGTTACTTCAACCTGCCAATCAGTTTGTGGGTCATACTGTTTAATCCTACCACCATTATTAATTGGTTGTCCTTTGAAATCCTTATCCCCACCTGTTATTTTAATATCACTGGTGTAAGCACCGAAATTATAAGTGCTACCATTCTTAACTGAAATCGCAACAAAACATTTTCCCTGCCATTGTTCTTTTGACATAGCCATTTTAACCTAACCTCCCATTATTTTTTTAAACAAATAATTATACCTATTCTTTAATTCAACAATCATTTCTTGTTTCAACGTATCAAGCGCTCTTCTAATATGAGGAGTGTATTTCTTAATCATCCAATACTTCTTATTAAGTGCTCTCTTATAACCCCTATCCCTCGCCCATTGCTTCATCCTCCTCGTAACCCTTCTTCTCTCAGGAAGTCCAAGACCAAGTTCTTGCTCAGCACCATAACCAACCTTATTACCTACTTTAAAACCTTTTTGCGTAGTCCTGAAATAAATACTCCTCTTAAGACCTCCTCTCCAATAAGGAGCGAATTGTCTTGCCTTACCCCTAACCATCAACCCAAACCTATGCATTAAATCCTTATTCCTATGAGTTTGAATTGCTTCTCTGAACTCCTTCCACCTTCTCTCCTGGTCTTCCTTAACACTTAATAAATTACCACGCATAATCATAATTTCACCATCCTATAAGACACCTCAATATCAACATTAAAATAATTAACACTCCCCTCTCTTGTCTTCGAAAAATTAGTTCCTTCAATATTGAAAAGATAAGCATGAGAATTACAAGTAACACTCTCATTAGTTCTTAAAGCCTCTCTCACAGCAGCAACAATAGTCCTAACAACACTCTCCTTCATGCTCGCAGTCACGCACTCAATTAAAATAGTTCCAATAACCTCAAACTTACCATTATTAGTCATTCTCTTAGAAGTTATTTCAGGACAATGAACAAGAACATAAGCCCCCCTGCCCTTAGTTAATTCTAAAGGTATTCCATCTAAAACCTTAGCAAGAGAACTAACAGTAGTATCATTCTTCAAAATATTATAAACCGTTGATTGTAATTCTGTTTCAATATTACCATACGTGATTGTCAATTTAACACCTCATACCGAGATGATTTTAAACTCATACCGAGTTATTTACCGATTTCAGAGTTACCTAACCTATCCACTAACTTGAATACCTCCGAAATCATGTTATCGAAATCGCCTGGTTTAAGCAAGTTAGCCACGATTAAAACCGTTAAAAACTTAACGTAATCAGGCACTGATGAGTAACCATAAGTGTAAGTAATCTTTATTGATTTAGGGTAGTCAGGCCAAACACTCGTAGTATTACAATCATCTGTGAGCACTACTCTCCCAACATCATTGTAAAGCACGTAATCATTAGTTCTGCCTTCAGTTAGTTCAGTGTAAGTCCCGTCATTATTAGCGTCAACACTTAAAGATGAAACACTCAAAACAGGGAAATGGTTGAGGAAAAAACTATCAGTGCCATTACCATCATAGTATTCAGTAAGAGTAACTCCACCCTCTGTGAAATCATGCCCTGTGCGTGCGTCAATAAAACTCTCAGCGTATTCAATCATCGATGTTATTTGCGCATCGCTAAACTCAGCACTATTCACATTAGTGAAATTCCTCACATCATCTACGGTGGCATACTTAACCATTTTTTCCTCAACCTACTAAATAACTAATGTTATTATGCTGTTTTGATGTATTCAATCTTACAAATTGCATTAGGGTAAGCTGTGTTAAATGCAACTCTAAGATTACTCTGTAATTTCCATGTGTCATCATCTATGTCATAAAACTTATGGACTTTAAGACCACGTCTTAATCCAAATATTCCACATTTCTTGGATTTCATAACATAGACGTCAGTTAATGTAGTGCTTGTTCCTTTAGTTAAGTTCGCTGGAACTGAACTCGTGGTATAAACTTTCATACCATAAACAGTTCCAATCGCTCCTTCCTTAAGTAATGGACTTCCAAATGTTTCCATGTTAAATATTGGCCTATTACTGCCATCAGTTAAATCCATTAATTTCTTAATTATTGCTGGATTACAGACAACAACATCATAATTAAAGTGGTCAGTCCATCCTTCCTTCTTAGCACTTGTGAATTTATCAAGTGAAATGTCATCTCCATTAGATTCAGTTGAAGACACTGTATTACCTGCTTTCGCTGACAAACAAGTTGTTGAGAAAATGTAAGTTCCATTAATTACATTCTCATCAATCGCAAGAGCAATGTCTTGAGCCATTTGGTCAGCGACCATGTTCATAACATCAACAACACTATCCTCCATTAATTCAGTGCTCATCTTAGTTAATGTAGCGAGTTTCACTGCGTTCAATGTTACTTGACCGAATGTGACATCACTTGCTGTTATTGTTCCTGCTTCACCAGGATACCTAACAGTTGTTCCTGACACAAGTGTTGGTGCTTTCCAAGTATCACTTGTCATATTCACTCTTTCAAAGAATTTTAACATAATAGATTTTTCTTGAACTAACTCGTAGATTTTCCTGGCAAATTGTTCGGGAACGGAATAACCTCCCTTACTATCAGTGCCTTCCACGAGTGTCTTATTTATGTCTAAACTTGGCATTTTTAATTACCTCCTTTAATCCATTCAGCACCTAATTCGCCGACGGATTTTTCAATATTTTTTTCAAACAAGGTTTCCTTCTTTTCCTTGCTTTCTCTTGTTAAAGATTTCTTAATTTCATCTTTAACAGCATCAAGCAATTTATTAAACTCTTCTTTTGATAATGAAACTTTGATATCTTTTTCTATCTCAGTTTCTGTTTTCTTTTCTTCCACTGCTTCTTCCACTGCTTCTTCTTTTGGTTCTTCTTTTGGTTCTTCTTTTGGTTCTTCCTTTACTTCCTCTGTTTGAATCTCATCTTTCTTTTCCCCTAATTCATCCTTTTTAATTTCATCTTTAGTCATTTTAACATCAACCTCTTTTGGTTTTAATTGTTTAAAATTATCAATGTTGATACCATACTTTTTTGCTCTACTAATTATCTTATTGTAAGCTGTTTTCTTTTCTTCCTCTGTCCATCCTGTTGTTTGATTAAAGCGTGCCATAGCATTCCTGACATGCGCTTCATCAAAAATAGGTAATTTCTTCAGGCGAGGAAAAGCATAAAACTCGCTTTCACTCATTCCAAGTTGTTTTCTCTTCTCCTCCATCGCTGTAACCTTAGCTTTTTCTATGAGCAATTCCTTATTAATGGCATCAGGATACGCAGGAATACCCACTGCGCTCGTCTCCATTAACTCAACATCGTTAATTATTTCATTAGCCATGATTAATCACTTCCTCTTACCGCCAATTGAAAAACCAATCGGCATTTTTGATTTAATGTAATTATAATACTTCTCACTATCAGGATGGTGTTTATTAAGCCTTACAATCCCTTTAACGTGCGTGTGAGTGTCATCCCAGAAACCAGCCACCCACTTACCCATACAATCCTGCCAACGATAAACTTTATTCCCATACTCATCCCTGCCATGATTACTATAAAAAGGTATTCTACCTGAATTCAACGCCTTAATTATTGAATTACAAGCTTTCTCTGACATTCTCTCACCATCCCTATCCTCTTTAAGACCGCTAACAGTTCCTGACACGTATTTCTCGCCATTGTATTCGAAAGCAACGCATCCTTCATCCAAATCATAGGATTTAATAACTTCTGTGATTTCCTCTTTAAAAGAATATCCTGCTTTCTTAACAGCAGCGTTAGCAACAGCGAACGCTTTACTCTCATCATTGTATTGCTTAAACGCATTATTGAAAGTAGCAAGCCATATTTCCTGAGCGTGTTTAGGCAATTTTTTAATGTTATCAGGCAAGGTTTCCATAGTGTAAGGCATATTAACTACTAAGTAGTCATAATATTTAAGTATTTTCTTTTACCATGAATTTAATGCAACTCTTTTCCATGTATTAGTTGCAACGCAAACATAAATATAATCAGTATCATATGTTATTGTTCCTTTAACACCTTGGTCTAATGCAGAGCTTGGAGTGTATGATTGCGAGATTCTAATACTTGCGAAAGAAGGGCTTGAAGTAGTTAATACTTCCTGGTCTTGCTGATACAAGTTATTGTATGCTGATTGAGTTAAGTGATAATACTCGTCTGATGTTCCTCCTTGCAATTCAGCGAGTTCATTATGCAAGGGCACGATTGCTGAACTGAATTGAGTTGTGAAAGCGCTTTCAATTGAGGCAAACGTAGTAGCGTCTTTTTGAACAATAATCTTACCAATCAACCTTCCAACATCACTTAATTCATCAGGAATATTTGTTGGCGGGTCAGCCGCACTTGCTTGCGAGGATAAGTAATTACCACGCCCGTAAACAACATAAACGCTTCCATCAACTAATTGATAAACCCAGTGTACGCCATAACGATTATTACCAAGTGTTGCTAATGTTCCACTACCATCATCATAGTGTTGATTATCAATAATTGTTTGACCCGTGACTTTAGTCCAACCGCCACTCCCGTCCTGGTAAACATAAGTGAAAGTATCAGTCGTTGATAAGAACGCATTAATTGTTTTCTTAGTTAATCCAGCCCAAATAGTTCCTGTTGTGATGCCAAAAGCAAGATTACTGTCCTCGTAAATCATTAAACCAGTTGAACGCTGTAACTTGCCATTCACTTCAATATCCTTGAAGAAAGTATTCATTTGATAATTGCTTATTAATTGTCCTGCATGCACCACGTGCAATACCCCGTCTTCCTTATAAACTTCTCCTAACACAACATTTGTGTTTCTATCGTTCGGGATTGAAGAAGCGCTTGTAACTACTGGATTACCCGCATTATACTTAACATAAATGTAATTAGGACCTTCATTCACAGTGAGAGTTGTTTCACTCCAATCAAAAAACATTATCTCAGCATCAACACTATCAGTTGCTCTTATCAAACCAGTTCCTGCACTAACAGTTACTGTTCCATCACCATTATCAGTGAAATCACCACCACTAATTTTACCAGCACTTGAAATAACATCAGTGAAATCCTTTAAATTATTATAAGTAGTTCCATCAATCGTTGGAAAAGATATTTGCTCAGAATTATGTGATAAAACCTTATCATTAAGAAACATTTTATGCCCAATAATATGCTTCCTTGCAATATCATGATTATTCTCAGACATCACTAACCACCCTTGTTATTACAAGAGTAGTGCCACCTGAATTATCAAAAGTATCAGTCACCTTACGACCAAGAGAAGCACTACTTGTAACAATACTTGAAACCTCATCCTTATTACTATCAACATAATTTATAGTAGTTACAGCGTCATCACTATTCAAAATCCTCATGCTCTCATCTGAATAATAAATCAAAACAGGAAAAGGATTACTATTACTAACTTTATTCCCGAACTGGTCAATAATAAAAGATGATGGAGGCATTTTACCTCACCTCAATCCAATAACTCAAATTATAATTATTCTTCAAAAATAATTCCTCAGAAATAAAAGACTTGTATTTGAAAACTTGGTCTGAGAAGTAAAGTTCATACCCAATAACATTATCTTTTATTGTTTTCTTATAAAATATTTTAGCCTCATTAAAAGGAACTAATTTCTCAACAATATTTACAAAATCATTAAATGAAACTTCAAGAATATCTAATGATTTTCTTAAATCCATTTCTTTATTAGCAGGAGAAACTAATTTTGCTCCAACATCAACACCCCTACCCCTACCACCTTCCTGCCTGTCACCCATATCCCTGTAAGGCAAGTCATTACCCCTCATCACTGGAGGAGCTTCATTCTTATTAATATCATTAACATAACCCATCTTTAATCTTGCTTCCCTTGAAGTGATTAAACCCCTATCATAAAGAATACTAACTATTTGAGCCTCTCTTATCTCATCAATCTTATAACTTCTCCTGAACTTAAAGTAAAGACCATAATTATTAAATATTTTATTGTTTAATAATTCTTCAATCTCCTTCTGTAAGAAATTAATTCTCTTCCAATAACCCTCAGTCATCTCCTTATTATTACTCTTCTTATCAATTATCCCCAACCTAATTGGCGGAACACCATACGCCATTAAAAGCCTGTGAGTCATTAATTCAATTAAATTCCTGAACTCTAAATCCTTATTAAACTCATTAAGTTTTTGAACTTCAACATCCCCTGTTAAAACTAAATTCTTCTGCCAATTCTTCTTATTCCTCATCTCCCTTATCTCAGTTTTAAGAACCTGATAATTCCTATCCTCTAAACCCCTACCATTTTTAATCACAAAAATATTATTAGGAATACCACCATTCTCAAAGAATTTACCAGCGTAATGCTTCGCAGATAATAAAGTCGCAATATCATCTAAAAGAGGGTATGTTGGTGGAATAGAATAAACAGAGCCTAAATTAGTTAATGAAAAATGAATTATTTGGTCAGGAGAGAATTTAATCTCATTACCATCAACTTTTTGAACATAATACAATGGTTGCCCTGTCTTATCAACAGCCATTTCCATAGTTGAAGATTTAATATTCCAAATGTTAAAAGGAAAAATAATCTCTTCATCAATATTCTTATAAATCTCACTTATTTCATCCTTACTTATGAACTGAAACTTATTAACAATATTCTTAATGCTTTTAGAAATATTAGGTATTCTCTTTATCTCAAAATACCCATCACCAGTAATGAACGTATGAATTAAAAATCTTTCAAGCTTCTTATAAAAATTAATTTGTAATAAATGCTTCTCCATTCTTTTAGACTTCTTAGTCACGCCACCACTATCTTTTTGAGCAACAATATCAAAACCATCACTCAAGATATCAGTGACTAAAACATTAATAATAGAATATAATTCACTGCACTCCTCAAAAACCCTATACAACGTGTCTAAATTAACACTTGTTGGTTGAGTTTCATCATCATCAGTCCAAATAGAACGATTAATCTCTCTTTTTGGAAATAATTTAATTCTTTTATTCTTTAAAAGAGGCATATTAACTACTAAGTAGTCATAATATTTAAGTATTTTCTTTTATATATATGATGCAGTAACATAAGTCCCAAGAGAATTATACGCTTCCAAAGCAAGCGCTAAAGACATAACCATATCATCATGCTGTCCCACTCCCTCAAGTTTCACCCTTCCATTCTTCATTACCGCCCTAAAAGAGAATAACTCATTCAATAAAATCTCATTATCAGGAATGAATAAATAACCACTCTCAAAAGCACTCTGCAACTGACTTATTAATCTCGGCTTATTCTCACCACTTGTTTTAAAACCTTCAACAATCCCGCCAATCAAATTCTTAACTGCTTGACCAGTTCGTGGATTAGTGAAAAACTTATCATTCTTCGCACTCTCAATCAAACCATAACTTAATCCAACTTGTTCTATGAGAATCCCATTAAACTTCCAATACTTATCTAACTCCTGCAACTTAATTAAAGTGTCAATAAAACCAAGCCCTTTCTCCCTAATAATGTTCTTAACCCTAATAATGTTTTCCTCATCAACCTCAATAATAGTGATAACAGTATAATCAGCTTTGGAGGATGTTGACATCGCAACATCAACTCCCGCATAATACAAGCAAGGACCCCTCCTTGTTGTATCAATACTACTTAACACCTGTCTTTTTATAATTTGTGGTTTAAAAATTGACTGCTCTCCAGCGAAAGGCTCAAGAAGATACTCCTTCTCAAAACTAAAAGGAGATAACGCATTCTGATACTCACGCTGTTGTCTTAACTCATCTAACGTGAATCCTAAACCAGTCTTCTCATCCTTCTGCCATAAAGGTCTTAACCACTTACCATTCTTATCACGTATAACCGCAGGCAAAGAAATAAAAGAACTTGACCTCCCTAACTTACTTAAAACATCCTTACTAACCGCAATAATATCAGTTGTTGTTTGCGGTGTTCCAATAATAGCTAACTTACCCTTAAGCGTTCTCACAATAGGAGTTATAACATCAGCGAAAAGTTTTTTCTGCTTCTCCTCAGGCATAGTCCCTGAATTAACATCACGCAGTATATCATCACAAATAAGTAAGTGAACATGCTGTCCTCTTGCTGTTGAATTAAAAGGAAGAGATTTTATTGAACTACCCGTAGAAAGAATAATATGAGACGCAGACCACTTCTTCTCCTTCTGATTTTTAATAACTTTAGGACGCAGGAAACTCAGTATTGGATTCTCCTCTATCTTATTCTTTATATCCAACAAGATATCCCAAGATTGTTCTTTAGCAGAAGAAATAATGCAAATCCTTTTCTTCTCATTAAAAGTCGCATACCAAATCACGTATGCTTTCATTAACTCAGTCTTACCATGACCTCTCGCAACCTCAATAATAACAATATTCTTAGTTTCATCCTTAAGTAAACTCACTATCTTCCTATGATGCTCTGCAATAACAAGCCCTAAAACTTCAGTGCAGAAAAACTCGAAATCATAAGATGAACGCAATAAGATTTCCTTATCATTCATTTAAGAACCTCCTTAAACACTTTAAATCACAGAAATACCAAGTCTTAACTTTCTTACTATTTAAACTAATCTCCATTAATTTAATAACACTCCTTCTTCTCATGCCCTTATAAACAAGAGCGTTCCCGCAATAATCACAACTTGCTTTCAATTGACATCACCAAATCCTTAACCACTTTCTTCCTGAAATCAATTTCCTTCTTAATCACACTCTTTCTTGGAGTTAATAAATTTGGTTTAATCAATAATTCCTTATGAAACACCCATTCCTTAATGTAATCACTAACATAAATCTTAGTCCCCATCATAAGATGGTCGAGAACAACGTAATCAAACGCTTCTGAAAAAGACATTTGTAAACCATACTCCATCTTACTTATTAACTCTAAGTAAAGAGTGTAATCCAAGAAATCATAAGAATAATACTTCAAGCCAATAATATCAGCGAATTGTCTCGTGGTTTTATTTAATGCATTCGTGTGCAACACCTTATTTTCTTTCTTAGCGAACAATAATTGATTACAAATATTCTTGTGAGGAGCGGAACTACAGAATAATGAAACATGACCATCCCACTTCTCACCGCTTGGTTTTGGGTAAGCACTTAAATCAGCGATTTGAGGAAGCCAATAAACATTATTTAATTGTGATTTCATGGTTTTTGAACCAACAAAAACAAAATCCACTTGCTTATTAAGTAAAGTTTTATTCAAAGAAACAATCTCATTAGATAATTCCGCTTGCCCAATAGGAGAACAAAATAAAACGCCAACCTTAGAACCAGAAGCCTTAACATGAGAAATTAACGCCTGATAATTGTTTGTTAAAGCACCTGCAAAAATAATTAAATCAAACTTCTCCTCAAAAACCTTATCCATTAATTCATTTGAATAAACGTGAGTAAAAATTTTAGGGAAAACCCTGCTTAACTCCCAAACATGCCTCCAATTCCCGTTCTTCAAGCCCTCAGGGCTAACAGTTAAAATCCTCACTCAATCACCTTATTAAGTAATTTATACCAACACAAGAGCAAGAAAATGCCAAACGAAAACAAGGAAACAATTCCCATCGCAAAACCAAACAATTTAAAACCTGCGAGAAAAGATAAAATTAAAATTGAGATTGGAACCCCAATTAATAAAAGAACTGCCTCACAAACCGTGTAAGCATTTTCAATAAACTTCTTTAATTCAAAATCAATCTTGTATTTCATAATTTTCCCTCCATCTCCTTTATTTCATCATCACTCATGCCAACCACTCTTGCGAGCTTAACACTCTTCTTTAACTTGTTCTCACTCATTAACCCTCTTACTTTACTCTCCGCATTCTCAGACATTAAATACTCTAACTTATTCAGCTTTCTTTTCACTAACTCCTTTATCATCTTTCTTCTCCTTTAACATTTGCTCAAGTAAATCAATCTGTCCTTCAATTCGCACTCCCTCATTTATAAGAACTTTCTTCTGCTCCTCAAGTGCCTGAAGCTTATTAATGATTTCCTGATGCTTTTTTCTTAACTCAATCAACTTTTTTTCCACTTAAATCACCTCGTATTAATTTTAAATCAAAATCATAAGGTATACTACCCTTACTATAAAGCCTGTCCAAAATCCTAATCAACATTTGAACCCTATTACCAACCATGTGATGCCTTGAAACTAATTTATAACCCTCCATCGCAATAGAATAATCATAATTTAATTTAAAATCATCAATCTCCTCCTTCTTTAACAAATAACAATTAACACCATTCTTAAACCCAAGCTCACTTAACCCCCAACCAACATCCTCACCAATAAGTATGCTCTTCACAAAAGGTATTTCAAAATACTTAGAAATTATGTATTTTCTCTCCCCACCACCAGACGCAACTGAGAACTTAAAATTAGCCAACCACTTATAAAACCCTTCATTAATCTTACTCTTATCAACTGTTTTAGGGTCATACCCTGGATGCTCAAAAGTGTTAGCATCAAACTTTTTTTGCATAGCAACCCTGAAAGGATACTCCTTCTCATTCAAAATCCCAGCAACACCAATCCTTAACCTCACAGGCGGTCTGCGAACAATAAAAGGATAAGCGAAATGCGGGAACCAAATCATCTTATGCAAGTGGTCACGCCATTTCTCCTGCACGAAAGGACTATACTTATAAGTGCATAATAAGTAATCCGCAATCTCAGTCATCCTAAAATAATTCTCATAATTACCATCCTTACTATGCATGTCATCCAAGAAGTAAAACACTTTCTGAGTCGTCTTATTCACCACTTCATTCGTGTGAGGGCAGAGATTCACGACAGCATCAAAACCCTCATACTTACTTAAATCAACAGGCTTCCTATCATCCGCTGGAATTTCTAACCTATACAAATCAATCTCAGGAATAGGATACTTAAGCAATTCTTGATGAATATATCTATAAAAACCAAGCGGAACATTATCATAAAAATGATTATAAACAATTAATACTTTCATCTCTCACTCCACCACACTTTATTATCTTGCTTAATCACGCCCCAGAACTCCTGACGCTCCTTAATGAAATCATAATGCTTATCAAGAAACGCTTTCGTGTCAGCGTAAGTTAATTCAATACGCTTAAAAGGGTCAAGCGAACGAGTCCCGCTCTCACCGAACAAATGCCAATTAACCGCTGAAGGCATGAAATAAATCTTATAACCAGAACGCAAAACATTCAAGCAAAGGTCTGTTTCCTCAGTGAAGCCAAGCAATGAATAATCAATTAACTCACTCTCATTAACAGCGCTCAAACGATAAATGAACTGCGAGCAATGAACGACTTCAATCGGCTTACTCATTAACTTCTTACCCTGCGTGTAAATAAAATCAGTTGAGCGATGCAAGAAAACTTGTCGCACGCCATTATGAGTCCTAACTTCAAGCGTGTTCAACCTCTCACCCTTATACTCCTTCCTCAACACTGAAATATCATTAGAGAAGTTCGGCGTGGCAGTCCCAACAACACCAACCCTTTTATTTGATGAAATCACTGACATGAGATTCTCAACGCACTTACTATCAAGGTAGTGGTCGTCATTCAAGTCAAAAGCATACTTCCACGCTTTCTTAATCCGAGGCAAAATAAGTTTTCTCGCCCGAGCAATACCTAAATTCTCATCAAAACGCTTAATTTGAACCACTCGATTAAATGAAAGACGCTTAACAAGAGTTTTAATAAGCGGGTCTTGAGAAACAGGCGTTGAACTCCCATTATCAATAATTAATAAATCCCAATCCTGATACGATTGATTCAATAATGAGGAGAGAAGCAACGCTAAATAATTCTGACGATTAAAAGTCGTGATAGTAATTATTAACTCACTCAATAATAACACCCTCCTTCTTCTTCTTAAGCAAGCGAATAATCTTCTTCCTCTCATCCTCAGTCATGTTACCCAAGATTTTAGTGAAATTCTCAACAACATACTTACGAACTGAATTAATAGGAATGTAATAATTAGAGACTTCAGCGTTCTGAATCTCCTCCAAGCGTTCCGCAAGCTCTGATAAATTCATTATAGTGCGATTAAGCTCTGAAACCGCTTTAAGCGTTAAATTATCCTCATTAGAATCAATAATTTCTTGAATCTTGTTCAAAATTGAGTTCAAACGAAAAATTAATTCAGAAATCTGCACGTTCTCCTGTTTTTTCTTCAATTCTTTCTCAATTTCAATCTCTTTTTTAAATTTTTCAGCGAATTCCTCAAGTTTTTCAATAGTAGTGACAAGACCGAACTTCTTCTTAAGCAAGTATTGAATTTGCTTAAAAGTGTAATCATCCCGCATTAATTGCAAAGTGTAATCCTCGAAATCCATAATTTTTTTAAAGCAAATGGAATATAAATAGTTTTTGGAAAAGTATTTAAATATAAAATGTCATATATTAAATAAAATATTAAATGGTGATGTGAAAAATGAAAAACAAAAAAAGCGCTTGGCAAATCGAAAAATGGAAAAGAGGCTTAAAATACGTGAACGAACTAATAAACTACCTAAAACCAATCACGTGGGAAGACCTCGAACGAGCAGTCAAAAGAATAGAAAACAAATTCATGGTGAACTGGGAACCACAAGTAAAACTCATTGAAAACGAAATACAAAAAAAAATAGAATCACTAAGCATTAACAACCTAAGCGAAGCCGAAAAAGGAAAACAATTACTCGAACGCTTACAAAAAGTCAGGAAGAAATACGAACGCTGGAACGTTGAGAACTGGAAACTAACAAAGAAAAGGAGAGGAGAACAATGAAATACCATGTTTACACAATAGAAGTCATGGACGTGGCATTAGACTTCGAGAAAGAAGTCACTGAATTCACGAACAAACTACTCGAGAAAAACGTGAGAAGAGAAGACATAAACATTGAATACAAAATAAACGACGTCAAAGAACTCGGAACCTTCTACTACGCAATCATAAGCTGGTGGGAATAATGAAAAAAATAAAAGAATTCCTCGAAACCTACGCTGAAATATGCAAAACAGAATTAGAAGAAACAGCATTAGAAAGCCCCGAAAACTACTTCACCACAGGAAAACTCGTAGCAATACAAACAATACTAAAAAAAATACCCTAAAAAACCTTAATATAATTTTTTAAAACCTTAATATAATTTTTTTAATTTTATAAAAAGTTTCAAAAACAGGACAAAAAATTCGGAGGCTTGTACTTGCTTTCTTTTTTTCGTGTTTTTTCAGATGGGGTGGGGTTATTTTTTTAGAATTTTTAGAATGAAAATTAAAAAAAATTAAGAAAATAATAGTGAAATTTTATTGGACTTGTATTGTTCTGTTCTGTTCAATTGTTCCATTCAGGATGTCATATTTGTTTTTTTTGCCATAGTTTTTTATTTCTTTCCATTTTTGATGGAATTGAAGTAATGCTTCTTCTATTTCTTTCTCTTTTTGGTTTAAAAAATCTGTTGCTTCTTGTAGTTTTTCTACTTTTTTCTCAACTCTGTGTGTTGCTTCTTCATTTTCATATAGTAATTTGCTCCAATTCAGAAAATCTGAAGCGTCAATACCTATATATGCTTCAATTAACCCGTCATATCTGAGGGTTATGCTTTTTTTAATTTCACAACCAAATCTTGTTTTTAAATCTTTTTCTTTTTGTTCCATTTTTTCCACCTCTTTTATTTTTTTTTTTTCAAAAAAGTATATACATCACTTATTTATATACTTTTTGGTTTTCTAAAATAATTCTAATCTCTGTATTATCTCTATATATAATATAAGCACAACTAACAATAAACAATCAAGGCAAAAAATCACTACTAACAATAAAGCAAAACTCAAAAGGCAACTAACTAATCAAGGCACAAAAAAAAGTAATAAAGGGGCATAAATTCTATATATTTTTTCAAAATGTTTAATGAATTTCTAAAAGAATATAAGATATATTATATATATGTTTGTGATGTATATTTATTGTTTTGTAGTATATAATTAATAGAAATATTTATATATAAGTTGTTTTGAATTATTATTCATAACATTACTTTTTTTTGATATATTTGTTTAAAAATTTATTGAACATTTTGAAAAAATATATGGATTTTTTTAGTAAAGTTTATATATGAGTTGTTTTTTGTCCTTGAATGTATTACCAAGTAATACTTATTTTTTCAAAAATTATTTTACTTTTCCAAAAAATAAACATTTATTTTGAATTATAATTCATTATTCATTAAAGGGGTAAAAAAGGGTTTTTTTAAAATTCATTAAACTTTTTTAAAAAATATATGGACTTTATTTATTTACAATATTGTAAAAAAATATTGCAAAAAAATATTGTAAAAAAATAAAAAGGGTTTAAGCAATTTTTAATATTCATTCATAGGTGCAATTATCATTATAAAGTGTTCATTCTCAACCCACAAGGGGTAATCCTTTTTTGCTTTTATGATTACGCTTTCTTGAAATACACTCATGAAATCAATTACTTGTTTTAGTAATTCACTTTTAACCTTAACTCTCGCTTCTAATGGTGTCTTGTCAGGTTCATATTCAAATGTGTTTTCTGTTATGCTTTCAACATCAGCGTATTTGTTTAAAAATTTTTTTGCTTGAATGGTTTTTCCTTGTATTGCGTAAACTCTGTTTTCACTCATAATTATTTTGTTTTCTTGTTGTGTTAAGTCTATTGTGTTGTTAGAGACATTAAATAATTTATCAATTTTTTTTAATAATTTGATTTGTGTTTTTGTGTCAAATTCCATTTTTCATCACCTTTTTATTTTTTAAACAAAAATATACACTACTTATTTATATACTTTTCTATTTTATAAAAAAGTATTTAAATGAATATAGTTTTAAAGAAATAAAATATAAATTAAAGGAAAAAATTAAAGTAAAGTTATTAAAGGCATTAATTAAAGGCGTTTTTTTAAAATAAGGATTTTGTTAAGAAGTAATACCAAAACCTTTTTTTCTTGTTGAATTTACTTATTAACCCATAAATTAAAGCTTTTATGGTTTTTAAATCCCATTTCTTGAGTTCTTGCCTATACGCTTTATTTTCTGTTAAAATCATTACTTTTTTAATGCCTTTAAGTGTTAAGTAGTATTCCGTGTTCTCTAATCCATAATTGTTAATGTTTAATCTCATTTCTTGCACCTTTCTAATTCTTTGTGTAATTCTGTTAGTCTTTCATCAAAATAATTAAAGTATCCTTCTCTGTATTCATTATAATCTAATTCTCTTATTATGTCTGAAGCCCAAAATTTTGTTTCTCCGATTTCAATAAATCCCTCTGTTTTGTCTAAATAGTTTTCATATTCTTTTATGTATTTTTTTTCCATGTTTTCAATTCCTTTAATTTCCTTTTGTATTTCATTCATTTTTTACCACCTTTTGTAATTAAAAAAACATCTACAAATTTCTCATTAACTAAATCCTTCCATTTTAAACCGATTTTGTTAATAATTTTTTCGTGGCAAGTAATTCCAACTCCTTCATTAAAGCGAGGTAAAACACCATACTTTAACCCATAACCAAATATGGTGTTGTTGTCTTTATAATCTTTTAATGACTTCTTTTTAAGGTAGTTTTCTTTAAATTCGTATAGTTTTTTTAATATTGCGGGATTGCTGTTTAATGCTTTTGCTGTTGCCGTGCTTAATTTATCATACCCGCACCCGCTTATAACTTTACTTACATAACCATCGTTAGTGTGTGCTTTACAAGTAGCCCCCCAAGTTCTGTTTTTTTTCCACTCAATAGTAATAACAAAATCATAAAAGTTTTTTATTTTACTTATTTCTTCTAAGTGTTCTTGCAGTTCTCTTATTTCTTGTTGTTCTTTTTTTTCAAGAAATTTTAATAATTTTTGTTTAGGGTTTTTCTTATAATTCTTGTTATGCCAACCCATAACTATTTTTAAACCTTCTTCTTTTTCTTCTATTAATTTTTTATGTTTTTCAAATTTGTTTTTAATCTCTTGAATTCCTAATTTTTCCAAGTTTTCAAATTTCATTTTCACATCACCTTTCATATTTTTTAAATAAAAATAAACAAAACAAATATATAAAGTTTTCGCTTATTCTGTGAGTTTTGCTTCAAACTCTGCTAATAAATTCAGGACTTCTCTTTCAAACCTGTTATAATCTTCCGCTCCGATTACAAACCTTGACAATCCCAAGCACTCCACCGCTTTATATATAATCTCTCGTGCGATGTAGTAGTTTAATCCTAAATCCTTGTCATCTTTTATTTCTCTCATTTCACACCGCCTTTGTTGTTATTGCTTGGTAGTAATAAAGGGATTTTAAGGTATTTTGTTATGAATTCTTTTTCGCTTTTGTATTTTTGTCTTATTTTTCTGTTCTTCCACGCCCGCTTATTTATTTCCTCTAACCATTTTTTCGCCATTTTTTACCACCTTTTAAGAGAATATTGCTTCAAAACTCTTTATTGCTTGTTCTTGTTCTTGCGGTTTTTCAGCAATATAACCATTCTCCACTTTTTCTTTTATTGCTTCCATTAATTTGTAATTCTGCTCGTTCCTATACATCGCTATCTTGCAATCCTCGTTTTCAAAGTTTTTTAAGAAGTTTTTCACTAATTCTACTTGTTTATCATTCACATTAACTTTTAGGTTTTCAATATTAACTTTATCGTAATCCCTTATTTCATTATAGTAATAATATGTTTTTGCGATTAAATTACCCATCAAATCTGTTTCCACTCCAATTAAGTTCTCTTTGTTCCTAATGTATGCTCTAAACCATAGTATCGAGTTCTCTTTTGATAATGCTTTCGCTATTGCTTTATAAAGTTGTTTTTCTGTTTCTGTTGCTTTTTTATCCAACCCAAGAGAGTAGTATTTACCACTTTCTGATAGTAATTTTTTCGCTTGCTTGCTTGTTTTAAGGAGCAAGCGTGCTTCATTAGGGTATATTGCTTTTATTTCTTTATCTAACAAAGGTAAGAACTCGTTTTTGCTTAACTCGTATCCTTTTATTATGTTCTCTCTATTTACTTTTTCTCCTTTTGCGTTAAAAACTTCATAGTGTATTGGAGTTAAAGTAATTGCGTCTAACATTCGTAGTTTTGGTTTTGAGTTTTCAATTATTGAATAGAGTTTTAAGTTTAGTGAAAAGCGGTTGAAATCGAAGCGTATTGTTGCTGTGGCTCTATTCACTTGACTTCTTTCAATTTGTTTTGTTTCCATTTTACCACCTCTTTTATTTTTTACAAAAATATAGAACCTTTACATTTAAATACTTTATGGAAAAATATATAAACTCTTTTTTCCTAAAAAATTGTATGGCAAAAGGAGAATTTGAAAATCAGGTTGCCTTAATACTCGCAATTATAGGGTTTTTTGTTTATCCTTTTATTTTACTCCCTATTGCTTTGATTGTGGGGCATAAGGCGAAAGAAATAAGCGGTGGCAAGTATCAAACAGGGTTTAAGGTTGCGAAAGCACTTTTATGGGTTTACATTATTTGCATTATCTTGTTTGTTATTGCCTACGTTATTATTTTTTAACCCTTTTTTTTTCTTTTTTTTTAGAAAAGTATTTAAATGTTAGGTTCCTTTAATTATTTTAATCTGCAGAGAACCTCATGAGAGGCTCACGTATCTCGTGAGGGTTCCGTAATGGTGTAAGTGGTAGCACGCCAAGTTGTTATCCTCTTAACCATGATTTTAGTGTGGTGTGAGCACGCATTAAAATTGTGGGAGGGTAGCGTGTGGACTTGGAGGTTCGGGTTCAAATCCCATTACGGCGGAACAATAGTAATCGCATTATAGGAGGAAAAAAATCCTCCTATATTTTTTTTCAAAAACTATTTAAAGTTGTAGTGCTTATTAATTCATTATGTTTATGCTCTTACATAATTATGAGGGTGAAGGCACGCTTCCTTTTAAGGAAACAATCGCTGAACGCAAGTATGATGGCACTAACATTATTTTAGTTGTTGAGAATGGCAAAGTAATTAAGGCGATTAACAGGCGTGGCGTTGATAAACTCTCATTCTTTCCTGAACTAAAAACAATTGATTTAAAGGGTTTTACGGGCAAGGTTTTAGGCGAGGTAGTTGTTCTAAAAAATGGCAAAGACGATTTTGGAGCATTACTCTCTCGTGAGAATACTACTAATCCATTAAGAAGAGAAATACTACAAAAAAAGCATCCTATTACTTTTATGGCTTATGATGTATTAACTGAAGCATCGCTTAAAGAACGCAAGAAACTTCTTTACGCTTTGTGCAGGGAAGCGAATAATGAATTCTTTCAATTCGTTAAGTTTTACTTACTCACTACTGAGGCGGAATTACTTGCTTTTAAGCAATTCTCTGTGGAGCAGGAGTGGGAGGGTATTATTCTTAAAGATTATAATAGTAGGTATGTTCCTAAGCGAAGTTATTCTTGGCTTAAGTGGAAGAATAAGGATGAGGTTGAGGGAGTGATTAAGAGGGTTGAGGAGGATGCTTACGGGAAGTTCAAGGCGTTCGTTAGAGTTCCGATTTGCTCTGAATTAGTTGGAGTTCAAGTGAATAATATAGGTTTTCAGCGTAAAATAAGGGAGGGTAGCACTAAAATCCTTATTGAGTATTTGGAATTAACAAAGAATGGTAGGTTAAGACAACCCGTTTGTAAAATGGTGTTTTAAATGGCTAAAACGTATAAAATGTATTTAAGGCGTTGTAAGAGGTGCGGTAAAATTTATTGGACAAAAGGTAGGAAGAGTCGTGTTTGTGCTGAATGCAAGAGGAAGGTTAAACCAAAATGGAACCCAAAACCTTATTGGGAGAGGTGTTTAAAAAATGAATAAGAGTTTGCAAATTCACGTGTTGAAAAAAATTTTCAGGAAGCAAGGCTTCGCTCCTGACTCAATTGATTTTGAGGCTCTCGTGGATGGTTCACTCACTCTTCCCGAGAATATTACGCTTCTCGCTGAGAAGTATGATTTCTTGCGTGAAGTTGATGTTGAAGCTCTTGAAACGCAGGCATTACAACATTATATTGATATTACTGAGCGGGAGGAGAGGGAGAGTTTTAAATCACTCCCGCTTGATAAAAGCAAGAAACTCGCTAAATTGTTTAGGAATGCTGATGAGTGGATTAAGTTAACAGCGTTAAAGCATAATTATGGCTTAATTCTTGTTGGTAAGGGGGGTATGGGTAAGAGTTATAGGGTTTTTCAAGTGCTTAAAGGATTGGGTTTTGAGAAGGACACGCATTACGAATTACTCTCGGGGTATTCAACACCGCTTGAATTCTATAATTATCTTTACAAGAATAAGGATAAGTTAATCGTGCTTGATGACTTGAACGGCTTGTTCGAGGACACGAAAGCAATTAGTTTGCTTAAAAGTGCTTTGTGGGGAACAGCAGGAAAAAGGTTTATCTCATACCAAACCACGAGCGAGAAGTTAAGAGTTCCTAATAAATTCGTGTTTGAGGGTTCAATTATTTTTATTTGTAATGAAATCCCGAATAATAAGGAGATTGAGAGTTTATTAACTCGTTGCGTTGTTATTAATTTTGATTTCACTCGTAAGCAAATTCTTGAGATTTTGCACGAGATAGCATCGCAAGGGTATGGTTCTTTGTCGAGGGAGGAGTGTTTGGAAGTGTTTGAGTTCATTAAGGATAATACTGATTTAAGCACTACTAACTTGAATATTCGCACTCTCGTGAAAGCGTTGAAGTTAAGGGAAGCAAGTCCTCGTAAGTGGAGGACGCTTATTATTGATTTATTTAATGATGATGAGACGATTAGACAATTGTTAGACATTATTAGGCAGTATTCAACAGCGAAGGAACGCATTAAAGCGTTTCAGGAGCTCACGGGTAAGAGCAGGGCGACTTATTATAATTATATGAAGAGATTGTCTAAAAGTCTAAATGTCTAATTTGAGGTGTTGAGAATTCAAGAAAAAGAAATAATAAAGTTGGTTAAGCAAATTGAAGAAATTTTATTGACTGAATTTACTTCGAGCGATTTTTGTAGTTGTTATGAAGGTGACTTGCAAGGCATATATAAAGACGGAGTAAGAGAACTTATGAATAGGATTAAAGAGGTTGCATTAACAAATTTAAAAAGAAAGGGGAGGTGAAAGTGAATTGAAATGCGAGTTTTGTGGAAAGGAATTAAAAAAACTAAATTTTAGTTCAAATGCGAGAGTGTGTGGGATAGCATACATGGATGAAAATAACAGGTTTATAATAGACGTGGAGGAAGAACTTGAATTATATGATTTTGAATTCTTTTGTCCATTCTGTTATGAAAAACTTGATATTAGTTATGCTGTTGATTTTTTAGAAAAGGAATTAAAGCATTTACTCAAGAGTTAGGGAGGTGATTAAAAGATGAGGGATGTTGTTGAGTTCGTGGTGTATGAAGTGCTTGACCGCATTAATGCTTCAATAAGCAGGGAGGAATACTTGGAAATGATTGATGAAATCACTGAAATAGTGGAAAACTATTTCCCTGAGATTAAAGCATCAGTTAAGAAGATAGAAATGATTGATGAAATCATTGAAGTAATAGAAAAATACGAGTATTTTAATAAAAAAGATGACATTACTAAAAAGGATAGTGCTTGTAAGTTTTATTTAAGGTATGAGGATGACCCTGAATTATTTATGGTAGAGCAGAATGGTTTTGAAGAGGAGATAATAGGATTAGGTGATGAAACATCGGATGATGATTGTAGATTAATATTGCTTAAAGACAATATTGTTAGTTTAAAAAATTATAATGAATGGCTTCTCAAACTTGCTTTTAAGCGAAGTGGTATGAAAGAATTAAAAGAGTTTAAAGAATTAATTAAAATAGTAAGGCAGAATTACACAAAGTAATTTTATTTTTGTATTTCACGTAAGATTTAAGCAGGGTTTCAACCGCTTTCTTACCATAACTACGTTTTGACACGAAAATAATTGGTATCCCATGCTTCACTTGCCACGCTAAAGCAGTATTAATTATCGCCGAGCGAGGTATCTTACTCCATAATCGTGCTTTCCAAATACTCTCCACATCACTCTCAATAATAATAGCGAAGAAATTAAGTGATTTACTTCTTTCAATCTCTCTTTCAAGTCGTTCCCTGTTCTTACCAATACAGCATTGAACCCAATCATTTAAGGACTTGCGTTCAATCGCTACTTCATCTTCTAATCCTTCAATACTGTAATCACCAACGTTCAAGGATTTCTTAATCGCTCCTGCGAAGCGATAAGGTTTTTTCTCCCGACTATCAATCACAATCCTCATTTTTTTTGCCTGTAATAATGGCTTGTGAGTAGAATCGCTAACTTATAAACTTGTTTTTCAACGTCAGGGAATGCTTCCACGAAATCCAATAATTTCTCAAGATTCTTGAAATCCTGGTGTTGAGAGAATTCATTAAGGATTCGTTGTGTTTTATCACCAACTCTTGAATTATGGAAGTAATCATGGCATTTCTTACAAACACGAATAATATTGCCTTTCCCACCTTGACTTCTTGGGATTATATGATGTCTTTCCGTTGCTTCATTAATCTCACAATAATAGCATTTCATTTTTAAGGGCGCCCCTTAAAATATTTTTCCTATCGTTGTGTTTTATGAAAAACATGGTTTTGGGTTGAAGACACAACGATAGGGAGTATATCAAATAATATTAATGGCTTACTATTATTTAAACTTTTTGAAAAGAGTAGAATAGCCCGGCATTCCTCATGAGTCATACCGGGGACTTAAATTAATCTGGGTTCAGAGTTCTCTTAACCCACATTTATTTTTAAGCATTACTTGTATAAAAATTTTTTGGGTGCGAGGAACAAAAAACAGGTTGTCACGTGTTTTTTTGGGGGTTGAAAAAAAACCTCGCACCCATTACTTTAATAATTATTAATCACTCTTATTTAAATTTTTTGAAAAGATATTTAAATTCTAAATGATTAAAGAATAGCATGGGGAAAGAGAACTTAATCATTATTAGGAAATTATTTAAACTCATTAACATGTTAGTGTTTAAGAAGGATGGTTACACTTCTGATAATGAATTCTATGATAGTGAGTTAAGGCGTCTCGGTCCTTTCGGTTGGGCTGTTAAGAACAAACACCTTGAAGTAATTGTTTTCGAATACGATGATGAGGATAGGATTACAATAAGATTAAATAAGAAAACTGATTTTTATAAAAAATTAATGGAGGAACTAAAATGAAGTTAACAATCGGCATTAAATACATTAATTGGCTCACGAACGAGAACATTAATGCTGATTGGGAGACAGGAAAAAGAATTGATGACTTAATCAAGAAACACAATTACGAGGAAGCATACAAGTATTTCAAAACTAAATCACAAATTCATAACATTAAAATCCCGAAAGACATTCAATCATTCTTCGAAACCATGCGTAAAATCAAGAACTCAGAGGAATACTCCTCAGAAGCTGAAGAAATAAGCGATGAAGTCATTGAATTCATGAAATTATACGCTGAAGGCGTGGAAGGAGATAAAATATTCTTAACTTACGAGGAAGGATTATCAAACGCTCAAATCAAGAATTTAATCAATCAAATATTTAATGAAACCGGGAAACTACTTTACTTAATCACGCCGAAAGAATCGCTTGAAGGCAGGATAGTATCTTACACTGATACTTTCGAGAAAATAGAAGTGTGCAGGTCTCTCGTGAAAACAAAGAATGACGTGGATTATTACTCCACGTGGGTGTTCGGAGAACCACTCAGGAATTATAAAGGACAAAAAGTCATTAGCACTCTCGTCATGCCCTTTCACGAATACGTTTTCAACTCTAACGGGATTAGATACTTGCTTTACTCAAGAAAGAAGTTAAAACTCGGGAGGTGCGTTGTTAGAGGGCAAATAGTTCCAATCGCAGACCAACGCAAGATTGGTGAGGAAGCACGCACTTCAAAAATCGTTGAAGTCCTATTCCTTTACGATATTCAATATAACTTGCATAAAATCACGAGGCAGAAAGCAGAGGAGTTCAGGAAGGGTTGGACAGCAGACAAGATTGGGGAAACAATGTTCGGTAAGAGAAGACACCCCACTTGGTTTGAGAAACTCATCTTCGCAATCATTTCTAATAGGAAGGGTTTCGCACTGCCAAGTCACTTGCTCGTGATTGGAAAACCAAGCACGGGTAAGACAACAGGAATCCTGAAATCACTTCAATACGCTTTCAACGAGTATCAAGGAGTGATTAGTGGGAATGGAAGTACTTTAAAAGCACTCATACCATCTTATAAGGAAGTCCCGCCAACAGCAGGTTTTTTAAGCGAGGCGGAGAGAGTAGCGCTCGTTGATGAATTCTTTCAATTCGTGGCTAAAGCAAGCACTTACGAGAAAATCGTTAAAGGCGGTGATTACTTCGCTGAATTAAAAGATATTCTTGAAGGTAATGAGAAAATCGGGCGTTCAGGTAATTCAAGTAATGCGATTAAGTATAAAATGCTTGCTTCCATGATTGCAGTCACGAACCCGCAGGAAGCGTATCAATTATCAAGTGTTTTTGATTTCGCTCAGAAATTCGACCCCGCTTTTTGTAGTAGGATGATTTTATATCAAATGAATGAGGAGCATGAGAATTTCATTCGCAGTAATCAACCACGCATCACTTTTGAAGAGGGTGAGGAAAAAAGTTATCCTAAGTTCAACGCTGATTTCGTTAATTTAATGGATTGGTTTAATGATGAAGTGTTCATTAAAGTTAGTGCTGATAAGATTAAGGAGATGATTGAGAGGTTAAAGAAGTTCACGCCAGTGGATTTAATCCCAATAATGATTAGGTATAATAACACGATTGCTAATGTTCTCGCAGGAGTTAGTAAGTATAGGTGGCTTGCGAATGAGAAGAACTCTTTTGAACTTGATGATGAGGATTATAAGCAAACGGAAGATATTTTCAGTAATATTATTGCATCGTGGTGCAGGACTGATGAGGAGTTATTGAAAGTGCCTGAAAAACAGAGGGTTGGCTTAATTAATTTAAAAGCAAGGAAAGTTTTAAATTACTTAAATGAGTATTATAAAGTAAAGGATTATGAGAGTGTGAAGGATTATGTTGAAATGAGTAAAGTTGATTTCAACGTATCACTCTCATATCTTGAGAAATTAAGATTAATTAAGAAAGTGAGGATTGATGGGGAAGTGTATTACGTTCCGCATTGGTATTCACAGGGGAAGGAGATTAACTCGGATGTTATTAATGAGGTGATAATATGAGAGTAGTTAAGGATGAGCATAAGATTAAAGAAGGAGAATTATTCGGGCAGAAAGGTTTCATAATCACTGAAAGCAAAGAACTTCGCTTCAAAGTGGAGGAAATAAAATACAAGCAACCATTAAAAATAATGAACACTCGCAGAGTTGAGAAAGTAGGCGATGAATACATTATTCACGAGGAAGCAGAATACTTTAACGACCCAATCGTTTTCATGGAAGTCGTTAAGAATTTAAGCATGAACGAGGAAGCAATTAAGAAAGGGCTTGAAGACGCTAAAAAATCCTCTGCGAAGCAATTAAAGAAGATTAGGTTGTTAATTAAGGAATACTCCAAATATGAGAAGCGATGTAAAGAATTGCTCAGTGAGGAGGGATGAAAAAATGGTAGTATTTGATTTCACAGGCGAGGAAAACAAGAAAGTATTCCCGAAATACGAGGGAATACCAGAGGATTGGTATGAAGCGGAGATAACTAAAATCTCCGACGTGTTCAAACAACAAAAATACAAGGCAGACCCTGGCGTTATGGAGGAGAAAATAGCGTTCACTTTCAAGATAAACGGGCTTCACTGGAAGTCGTTTTGCGTGAACGCTGATGAAGTAACTGAAGAACCTGAGTGCGTTGAAATACTTTGGACGCCGAGAACTCTTGTTAAGAAGAATAAAGCGCCTTACAGTAATTCGAAAATGTATAACTTCCTTGAGGAAGCAGGCTTGTTAGAGGGCATGAAGAAGGTTAGGGATGAAATAGTGAAGCTTAGTGATGAGAATCAGCAGAACGCTCTTTACGCTGATTTCTTGCGAAAGAATTTGATTGGTAAGAAGTTCAGGATTTTCATTGATAAGACAGTGAATGGCAGACCTAAGATAACTAAGGTTAAGAAGTTAGTGGAGAATTTAAATTTAACTCAAACTAATGCAGCCCCTGAAGTCTAAAAGATGAATTTGGGAGTGGGATGGGCAAACCCTTTTTTGTTTCCCCTCACATTTTTTTTGGGCCCAAATCCCATTCCCTTAAAAGGCAGGGTGGTCTAATTGGATAAGACAACAGCCTTCAAGCTGTGAATGAAGGTTCGAATCCTTCCCCTCGCCAATCCCTAAACAGCCCGCTGGCGGAGCAGAGGACTAACTCAGCGAAAAAATCTGTGGTGGTCTCCTACGGGGTATTGCGTGGTTCAACCCAAGTACAAGCGTATTCGTTACTCACACCGCAGGGGCTGGGGGAGAAAAAACGAAAAGGTGATGAAAAGTGAGTAATTTCATAAGGGAATTGGCGAGGATTAAAAAATTCTCTGATAAGTATGATGAAGTTAAGATTTTTTTAGTTGGAGATAAGGTTTTATTAATTGGAGATAATGAAAAAGGCAATTTCATGAAGGTTATGAAGGAATTAGAGCATAAGGGATGTCTGGATGTAATATGTGAAAGGTGATGAATCGTGAGTGAAAATATTATTGTAATAAGGAATAAGTTGAAAGAACAACTTAGTGAGATGTTAAAGCTTTGTGAAGACATGGATGAAGCAAGTTGGCAGTATGAGAATGGTGTTATTTTGTCAGGTAATGAAGCTAAGGAATTAATTAAATTTATTGATGATAATTTAAGGATTGTGATTGAGTATGAGTGATGTCGTGAATAAGGTTAAGAAGAGTATTGTTGAGTGTGAGGACTTAATTAGGTTTAATCTTTTTAATGAGGGTTGGGATGATAGGAGTGTTGAGCAATTCCTTGATGAGACAGTAAGGAAATGCTTTAAAGACTTCATAAAAGGTGATGAGTGAATGGTTAATTTGTTGAGTGAAACTATTATGGAATTAAGGCTTCATGGTAAGAGTGAGGAGGATGTTCGTTGGGTTGGTTCAAATGATGGTAAGTATGCTATCACGTGGGATGAGTTTGCGAAGATAGCTGATGTTGAGTATGATAATGATTATGGTGCTTATGAGGTTGCTCTTGATTTAGTTGTTGTTGGTGATGATTGGTGGTTGGAGCGTTGTGAGTATGATGGTAAGGAGTGGTGGGAGTTCAAGAGTTTGCCGAAAATTGCTGAGGGTAAGAAGTTTAGTAATGTTTTTGATGAGTTAAAGGTATTAAATAATTTAGAAGGTGATGAGTGATGATTAATTTAGATGAATTGCAGAAAGAAATTCACAAAATTATTGAGGAAGCAACTGGCATAAAGCAAGTTACTTCAAGAATAATGCTTTTAATGAGGCAAGCTATTAAAGACGCTTGCGAGTTTTACTTGAAGTATAAGGATAATCCTGAATTATTTATAAAGGAATTTCCTATGTATAAGAGTGAGTTTGTAAGGAAATGCCTTACTATTAACTTGCCTGAGGAAAGATTGTGGCTTTCTGATGGGACTGTCGCTGACAAAAACAAGTATAATGAGTGGTTATTCAAGCTCGCTTTTAAGGACTTCATAAAAGGTGATGAGTGTTGAGTGAGTGGTTTGTTTGTAGGAGGTGTGGTTATAGGGTAAGGTCTGATGAAATAATGTTGATGGCGTTTATGGAATTGGCTGGGGCAGTAGTGAGTAAGAAGCTTAAGTATTGTTGGGTTGATGATGATGAGTGTGGTGAAGAACACGATTTCATAGTGGAAGGTGATGAATAATGAAAATTGTTGAGGTTGTTTGGTTTGACGCTCAGACAAGCACTCAAGGCTTGTTCGTTGATGAGTTAAGTGAGTTACAACCAATATTATCAAGGAGTGTTGGTTATTTAGTTAAGGAGTGCGAGGATTACATTATTCTTAGCTTCACTTGTTTTAATAACGATTTTTACAAGCACTTCCAACTTATTCCAACAGGAATGATTAAAGAAATTAAAGTTCTTGAAGAGGTGAAATAATAATGTTTCTTAAATACCCAAAAATTAAGTATTTAGGTGATGATGAGAATAAAGAATTGCTTGAAAACCCTGAGGATGAAATTATTATGGAAGAGAAGGTTGATGGTGCTAACACTCGATTCATGATTAAAAATGGAAGAATTATTTTTGGAAGTAGGAATGTGGAAATTAAAACAGGTAATGAAGGGAACTTTGCTCCGTTAGTTCAGTATTTAACAAAAAAACTTAAAGGTAAGAGAATTAGAGATGGATTAATTGTTTACGGTGAGTATATGACTCGTCACTCTATTGATTATGATTGGGATAGAACTCCTATTTTTCTTGGTTTTGATGTTTATGATTTAGAAGTTAATAAGTTCTTAGATTATGATGAGAAGGTTAAGGTTTTTAATAGTCTTGATTTGCCAATTGTTCCATTAATTAAGAAAGTGAAGGCTTATGAGTTAAAAAATTTTAGTGAGAATGATGTTCCTAAGTCAAATTATTATGATGGTAAGGCTGAGGGAGTAGTGTTTAAGAATTATGATAAGCAGGTTTTCGCTAAGTTCGTCACTCAAAAATTCAAAGAAGTTAATAAGGAGGCTTTCGGTTTCACGAAGAAAGGAAGTAGTAGTGATGAGGAGCGTTTCATCGCTGTTTACTGCACTAACGCTCGGATTGATAAAATGATTTTTAAACTCTTAAATGAGGGAAGGACTTTGGGAATGGAGCTTATGAAATTCTTACCACAGAGTGTTTATGAGGATATTTGGGAGGAGAATTGGCGGGAGATTAGTAGGACTAATTGGAGTTTGAATTTTAGGGTTATTAAGAAGTTAGTGTGTAAGCGTTGCGTGAACGTTCTTAAGCAGATTATTATTATTAATGCTCGTAAAGAGGTGAAATAATGAGAGAAGCTTGGTTACTGAAATGGCAGAAAGTAATAATAGCAATGAATACTGAAGGGATAACCGTTAGTGAATTATGCAAAACAATACGACGCCGATTTAAAGACATGACATCAGATAGTTATGTGAGAAAAATCCTACCTGAATTACGTAAAGAAGGCATCCTAATATCAAAACGCGTGGATGGAAGAGGCAGTAAATGGTTCTTAACTGAGAAAGGATTAAAACTCAAGAAAGCGTTCGACGAATTACTTTAAAGAGGTGATAAATTTTGATTATACATAATAATAAAGTCTTCGTTCACATTCCTAAAACAGGAGGAACAAGCTTACAAGACGCATTAGTAGTTAGTTGTGGAATTGCTAAAACCCCACACGATTACATAAACTGGAAAAAACACGCTACTGTTAGAGAAATAATTAATAAATTTGGAGAACCAAAAGAATGGATAACAATTTTAAGAAACCCTTATGAACGCATGGTTAGTTACTATTACTTTATGTTAAGAATTCACAAAGAAAACCTTTACGGTGCAGGAAAATCAAAAGAAGTTATGGCAGCAGTGAAATCAAAAGATTTTAAGGATTGGCTTAAAAAAGTTATGAAAAACAATGAATTATGCCAAAACTATTATTATTTTTTAAGACGTGAAGATGGTAGTGTGCCAAAATTCAAAGTAATTCTAACAAGTGAATTAGATAAAAAATGGAAATCAATAGTAAAGTGGTTTGGTGGAAACCCAAATAAATATACTTGGACACGCCAAGTAGTAACTAAACACCCTCCCTACGAATCTTGTTATGATGATGAGAGTTATGAAATCGTAAAAAATTATTATAGTTTTTATTTTAATCAAAAATTTTCTTCCATAACTCAATAATCTTACTCCAATCATAATTCTCCTTAACCCACTTTAATCCAAGCTCACCGTGCTTCCTCCTTAAACCCTTATCCGAGTAATACTTATGAAAAGCACTCGCAAGCTCTTCAACACTACAAGAACCGAACTTAATGCCATTCGCTCCGAAATCCCAATCACTAATAGGAACTAATAATGAATGCTCCCCATCATTCGAGAACTCACGAGCAGTAGTGTAATCACCCATCACCACTGGAACCCCCGCAGCCATTGCCTCAACAACGCACAATCCAAAACCCTCATTCTGCTGATTCCAAACCACGTCACACACGTTATAATACTTATTAAGCACGGTAGGAGTAATGTCCTGACGCCAAAGCGGTGTTTCTTGATTATGCGTGAAATAAACATACTCTTGCAAACCCCAATTATCAATCAAGACTTTCAAGAAATAACCTTCATTCTTCTCAGGACTAATTAAATCCACGTGACAAAGCACAGCAGTCTTATCAGGAGTTAAACCATACTCATCAATGAAACGCTTGAAACCAGCGAAGAAAGTAGCCCACCTCTTCCTCCTCTGATTCTTACCGAAAATACCGATAACGAACTTACCTTTTAAATTAAGTGCTTCACGAATCTTGAAACGCTCAGTGAGAGGGATTGGCTTGAAAACACTTAAATTCACGCCATGAGGGATATATTCCAGGTTGAAAACACCTGCTTCTGATAGCGTTTCATAACCGAACTTGCTCATAGCAATAACTTTATCCGCTTTCGAGAACACTTGCTCCTTCCAACTCTTAACGACTTGTGATGCGTCAATCGTGGTGTATTGAAACCACTTACCCTTCCAACCACGCTCACGCATGATTTCTATTGGCTCAACATAAAAACTATGCACAGGACTATCACATAAAGATATAACGAAATCAGGATTAAATCTTTCAATTGCTTTGATAAGTGTTGCTCTCCCATAATCATCTCCAAACGATGGGAATACTTTAACACCAAGAAATTCATAAGGCAACCCATAATCAGTAAGAGAAACAATCCCAACTTCATAATCATCAGTTAATTTAGGTAAAACGTTTCTAACAACTGTTCCATAACCCGTCGGACTGTGAAGCCCATCCGTGATAAATAATAATCTCTTCATCATGATAAAACTTTAACACCAACAATCGCAGTGACTAATGTTCCTATAATCCCAAGCAACGTGAATATTAACTTCCAATTATTAGCTGTTACTTGTTTAATCCCTTCTTTTATTACAATAACGTGCTCAACTAATTCTTTATAATACTCAGCCATTTTCTCAATAGCGTCTGCTTGCCTTTCACTACTATGATTCATGATAGCAATGTGCTTCTCAATTCTATTTAATATTTCCATTTCATTTTTTTTCAAAGCAACTTCACCGTTCATAGTTTTTTCCTGAGTGCTTTAAGTCTCTTCTCCACTTTCTTCTTTAATGATTTAATATCCTTCCAAAATAAAATGCAATCCGCTATTAGGACTTCAAGATGTGAGAAGAGATGAACTAAATCACTGCCAATAACTTTTAAGTCCTTCACAATTGAATTAAGTTTATCTCCAATCATAATTTATCACTACGCAGTCATTATATTTAATTATTTTGTTTATTTTACTCCTTTAAATATAGTATCATCATACTCAATATTATTGTTCTCAAAAAATTCTTTCATCACTGAAACCCAATCAGTCCCGCTTGGCTTAATTGCTAAATTAATCCAACCACCATTATCAAGTTTAATGTTAACACTCTCACCTGTTGAATGTATTTTTAAAACTGCATAAATTGCTTTCATCATATATCATCCTCCTTTAATTCATAAAATATTTGTGAAGACACCATCATCTTCGTTGATGAAGGCTTGAACTTAATAGTATAATTAGTGTTCTTATTTAAGTATTGCGTGATGTCTATTTCTTTATACCTATCACTGTAAGTTCCAATATGAGTTGCTGAACTCTCCCAAGAAGCACTCTTATCATCATCAGGATTAGAACTCGTCACTCCTAAATAAACATCATAAGTTGCTGGCGTGTCAGTATCAGCAATCTTAGTGAACTCATTAGAAGGTGAAACACCAGTATTTTCAGAAGTTGTTGTTCGAATAGAAATAGTATGACTGTGTTGTCCAACTATTGAAACAGTATACTCAATGTCTAAATTAGCCTCAACTGAATAAGTAACATTTGATTTTGTAACTAATCGTAAAGTTTTCCCTCTTAAATTCTCATCAAAAATAATCATTAAAGGAATATATTTATTTGTTGCATTAAAAGTTATAGAAGAGTTTTTAGTATAAACCGTGCTTCCATCATGCAAACCCCAATAAAAAGTTACTGAAGAATTACCATCCAAATTATCTATTGAAGCCCTTATATGTAAAATTGATAATCCTGTGTCTTCATCACTAACTGTAAAAGTATCGTGTGCACCAGTCCAAGATGTATCAAAAGTATCAATAAGGGTTTCTGCTGCTGCAATACCTCCAATAGCATTTCCAGCGGCAGCAGCACTACTTGTTCCAGTAGCATTAATTGTGTGACTATGCGTAGGGTCTGAAATAGCAGAAGTATGATAATTAGCTTCCATTTGCACTGTTGTAATATTTAAAACAGCACTATTAATACTCCCTGACGGGTTAGGAGTTTTAAACCTAAAATAACAACTATTATTATCAGGGTCACCACCACCACCCTTAGCATCACCAACAAATATCTCAGAAGTCTTAATCGTTGTTCCAAAAGCATAATTAGATTGAGTTAAATCCTCAAACTTCAAATCCTTCAAGAACTCCTGCAAATTCATCGGTGCAATACTACCCTCCTCCATAGCATGCAACATAATCTTTGATTCACTCTCATAATTAATAGAGAAAATCCTGTAAGTCCCATTAATATTATTTATTGAATCAATAATAGTAACAGCATCACCCCTCCTCGCTATTAATTGCGTTGTCCCAAGAAACCATTCTATTTCAATCGTTGTCTTAGGGTCTTTCATTAAAGCCAGCATTGAATCAGCAATTAATTGAGCAGTAGTAGCATCCCTAATGGAGAAATCAGTGATAGTGTAATCCCTCTGACCATAATTTGATATTGAAGTGCTATCACTCGCTGTTGCCTTAACTTGATTATCACCCTTACCATACCCTAACACGATAATATTGTTATAAATATTCTCGTAATCCTTATTCACTTTAATAATACAATTCTTCCCGTTCTCAAAAGTTTGAACAGGCGTTGAACTACCAATCCTCTCCACAAAATTCAAATAATCCGCCATTAATAATCACTCCCGTCAGACTGGCTTGAAACATACACTTCATAACCAGTTAATCTTAAATTCCTTTTTAAACCATTAAAAACAGTATCAGTTTGAATGCTGAAATTATAATTCGTCCCAGTAGTGTCTATTTTACCCGCGCCAAGCCCTGCTTTACTCGCTAAATCAGAGATTATAGTGTCAGTATCAACTCCCTCCCACTTCTTAATCGTTGAACCACCATCCTCATAAATTTTTTTAGTGGTTTTAATTAAATCATCATACGCTTCTAAAATCACTTCCATTTTTGAATGCGTTAAACTCTTCTTCCTAATAGTGCCTCTGAAAAGAGTGTAAGGCTGTGATTTAACAACAAGGTAATTCCCTATGTCAAAATCAGTGTTCGTTGAACTACCAATCACTTGAACCACTGCTTTTGAAACCTCGTTTATTTTCTTAGTGATTTTAGGTTCTATCACAACGTATTTAGTGTATTCCTTCCCGTTAATGAAAACTATTTTACCACCCCTAACAGTTAATTGACTATTTCTATAACTATTCTGTGGTATTTGAACTGTTAAAGTAGTGCTCCTAACACTCCTATCAGTTTGTTCAATAGTCATTACTTGTTGTCTGTAAGACTTTTCTTGAGCTTCAATATCAAGTATTGAATTTACTCCTATTGTTAGGTTATCATAATCAAACGTTGAATTATCATAAATAGCATTAGAGTCATCAAACTTAGACGAATAAGTTTTTGAGGAAATAGTTGATAAATTAGCGTCAACTGTGAAAGTTTTAGTGAATGTTTTCTGTAAATTAGCATCTACTGTAAAAGTTTTATTAAGTGTTTTTTTCAATAAAGCATTAGCAGTTAATGTTTTAGTAAATCTATTAATTAAATAAGCGTTTGCTGTGAAAGTCTTAGTTAATCTATTAACTAATACTGCATTTGTGCTAAAAGTTTTAGTAAATGTTTTAAATAAATTAGCGTCAATAGTAAAACTTTTAGTTAATCTATTAACTAATACTGCATTTGTTGTGAATGATTTAGTTAATCTATTAACTAATACTGCATTAGCAGTGAAAGTCTTAGTATGAACTTGTGCTGTCGTGAATTGAACATCACTACCATAACTCGTTCCTAAATCATTAATTGCATAAGCCCTAACATGATAAGTCGTTCCAGGTGATAAACCAGTCATATTTTTTGTATAAGAACCAGTTCCAAAAGTCCCAGTATCATACGCTTTACTATCACTCGTTGTTGGATTAGTGGATGTGCTCCAACAAATACCTCTCTCTGTTACATCAATCCCACCAGTATCAGTAATGTTCCCACCGCCTGTTGCAGTTGTAGAACTAATATTCGTAACAGAACTTGTTGTTACAGTTGGAGTAGTAGCGTCAAGTGGGTATTGATACCCATTTCCATTATTATACAAAGTTGAAATCTCTTCTGAAGTTAATTCTGTTTCATAAACTCTAATATCACTTAATTTTCCTTGATAATAATTTGCGTTATTACTTCTACTACCAAACACTAACGTAGAACTTGTTGGAGCAGTAATATTTGAATTTGATACACTGCTATAATCAGAATTATTTATTTTTATTGTTATTTCATTATTGTTATCAAACTTTACAACAGCAAAATACCAAGTGTTAGATGATAAATTTGAACCACCTGTTGTATCAATATCACCAGTAGAACTTGTCCAAAACCTACCAATTAATTGATTATTATTTAACAAAATCTGATATTCATAAGTGCCATCAGAAATCATCATCAATCGTTCATTCGCTTGACCAATATTAGAAGTGTAAAACCAAAAACAAACAGTCCAAACACTTGAAGGAGCATAAGAAGATGCCTTCATATTATCATTAGACCCATCAAAATAAAGACAATCATCAAATGCAGGAGCCCCTGTATTCCAAGAAGCACCATAAATAGTCATGTCTTTGTTTTCACTACCACTATCATTAGCAGTAGTTCCACTACCTTCATCTAACTTCCACCAATTCCTTTCAGACGGCATGATTCACTCACACTTTTTGAACATCTATTTTTTCAGCATCCCAAACACTTTCATCTTTCATTTGCAATTCCTTAATTATTTTACATGGCTTCCCAACATCATGATTATTCTCAATCAAAGTAATCTCACTCTTCTCTAACTCAGTGCTTCCAAGCCTATTAAAACTAATTGCTTTATCCTTCAAATTCTTAAGTGCTTCATAAAACTTTGAAGCTTCTGTTAAATTATCAAAATAAATTCTTGCTCTTACTTCATACTTAGTCATTTTTTATTACCTCCTTTTCGCATTCTAATAATTCAGGTTTATTGAAAGGACATTCCTTCCAATTACCCGCCATAACAATTAAACCATCATCGAAAATGTAAGAAATGCTTTGAACATTCTTACCATTAATTGTTTGTTGCCAACCAACCAAATAAATTAAATGCTTTAAATCATTATTAAGCGTTTTAACAATTCTTCTCCTGAAAATTAATCTCTGCCCTTTCTCAAGAAATAACTTGAAAACAACAACATCACCTGATAATAATTCAAAAGAAACCAACCTACTCCTATCTATATCAGTGTATTTATTCTCACTCCCATCAGCATTATATTGCTTCAGGGATGAACCATCATCATAATTCGCTTTCCAAGTTAAAACCATTGTATTGGTCACCTATTTTTTTTAAATCTCATCATATTGAAAAGTTATTGTTTCAGCACTTAAATTCCCTGGACTTGCTGTATCACTAACCGCTAATTGCAAAACAACATAATCAGTTGTTTCACCAACAGCATCAATAACATTACCGCTCTCACTAATACTAACACTCTTAGGACTTGCACTCGTGTAAGAAAACAAGTCAGTTTGCCCTGTTATTTGCGAGTGATTACCAACCATTGTAACAGCACTATCAGCGACTTCATAACCAGCACTACTACCACTATTCTTTGTTGGGGTTTCATCACCAACATACAAAGTTATTCCCGTTCCAAAACCTCCGCCATCAGTGTAGATTTTCACATTATTTATTTGCGTGCTTGGAGCACTATCACAATATAAGTAAATGTGCTTCCAATACGAGTAATTAGTCCCGCTCGTTGGAACAGGTATTGGGTCATTCTCATCTATTGTCGCATTATCCGCTTGCTTAAACCTTATGTTAGGCGGTCCAAGACTATCAACATCTTGATTAGTCCCAGGCGAACCATCAGTCCCTCCGAAGTCATAATAAACACTTAATGTTGCTACCATTTTTATTCACCTCTTTTATTTAAATTCAACAATTATGATACATTATCCATACATAGTAATCTACTGAACTTGCATCAGTATCCTTTACTGCAACTGAAATTCTTGTTCCAGATGAAACTTTTCTTGGAACTGGAAAAGTAATATGTATTCCTCGTGGGACTACATTTGCTATTTGTGTATTATCTGTATCTGGTTTAAGAAGAGCAAAAGGGTTTTCTATAATAATACTTTCACTTCCAGAAGCACCTGTAGCAATTGCTAACACTCCTTTTAATACTTTCTGTAATCCAGCATCTTCCTCAACCGTTATAAAAACCCCATCAATTAATATATCATTACTTGTTGCAGCAGTAACTTCAACATAACTTCCATAAGTATCTGCAGTTGTTGAAGAAGTAACCGTTGTTCCACTTGAACTATTATTTAATAACAATATGTTATTATCTGTGTAACTCATATTTATCGCCTCCCAATTAGTTCCATCATAAATATAAAATCTCTTATCAGAAGTATTATAATAAACACTTCCAGTTTCAGGACTTGCAGGAGCAGAAGTCCCTGAATTTATAACCAAATGCTTTGGTTTTGTCTTATCACCACTAACAATTAAATCATCAGTATCAATAGTTAATGTAGCACCCTTAATATCCCTCGTTGAACTTATAACCTCCGTGCCTTGAATATTAAGAGATAAAGTATTAATTGCATGAGTTCCATCCTGAATATAATCATTAATTAAATTCTGTCTTTCAGAAGTTATAGTATCACCAGGGGATACATCAGTTAAGTCAGTCATTATTCATCACCTCTAACTTTTTTATTTCCTTCTTCGAGAAACCATATTGTTCTAAATCAATAGCAATATTACCATCAATCCTCCAAACCCCGTCCTCACATAACACTAACTTATGCTTTTTATCATCAAAAATACCTGTCACGGTTAAGTCATCATAGAATTTAGCAGTCTTCTCTTTCATATTACTAATAACTTCCTTAATCTTACCACCAACAACTAAAAATTGTTTCTCAACAACCATGTGCTTTTTACTCTTAATTAACTTGCTCTTTTTAATCTTTTTACTCACTAATAATCACCTCAAACAGTTCCAAACCATAATTCCTCAGCAATCTTAGTCCCACTTGCAGGAGCAGTAACAGGGTCAGCATTAGTTGAAGTGCTATCAGGACCTGTAACATAAATACTATCAACATCAGTTACTTCAGTCCAAGCAGGAGACCCCTCACTACCAGTATTTAAATGCCAAGTAACTGTTGGATTATTTGTTGTATAACAATACCTAATTGTGAGAACACATGAATGACCTGCAGTCCCAGAACTCGCATCGCTTGGAATCCACCAAACAATGTTAAACAATTTCTCTGAATTAGCACTCGCAGTAGTAGCACAAGGCACATAATAAGTATTCCCTTTTAAACAATTAGGACCACCAACAGGATTACTTCCATTAGCTAAAGATGCAGTGCTTGAAGTCCATGATGAACCAGGAGCGCTACTCGTGGTTTCAACAGCTTTAATCCAACTTGCATTACTCGTGCCAGAAGTTCCAGAAAGAACTTCATTATTAGTTGAATTAAAATTACTGTCATCCCATGCTGTTAGGATTGGCGCTGTGCTCGTCCCATAATTAGCAAAATAAATTCTTAACACATTCTGATTCGTGTTAAGAGTTCCATCATAAGTCGTGCATTGACTAATCGTCATTTTTTATCTACCTCCAATTATTATTTTTTTAATCATATTCTAAATTAAGGATTTGTTTTCCCTCCATAAACACTATTATTACTTGATAAACTGCTTCATCATCATTAATCTGGTCTGTTAACTCCTTCTTGAATTCATCAGTTATTTGTAAGGACTTAATAAATCCTTCGTAAGTCCTGCCCCTCCAAGTTAAAGATAGCTCACGACCATCATTATCATATTGTAGTTTCTCCAGGTTTTGTTTATCAGTATCAGCGTTAGGACCAACTAAGAAACCAGTTACTGTAATGGATTTAGTTAATCTTCTCGCATCTTGAATGCCTGGAACCATTGTTGGATTACTCGTGTAAGGAGGTTTATCAACTGCTTGAGCAACAGGATTAAGTCTTAAATCATTACTAACGTTCCTAACTACTTTCGTGTCGTAAATAGTCACGCTTGTTGTCCCATAACTTATAGTTACTAATGCCATTTTTTTAATCACCTACCAATTATCATAGGAGTAAGGAGTGCTTAAAAATCCTTCATCCTTATTATATATTGTTACATTTTTTGGTGCGTTATATGTAGTAGTATTACCCTGCCAGAAATCTCTAACTACCTTCAACCACTCCCCCCTCTCTTCTGGTGTGGATAAACGACCACTTTCGTCCATCAATTTAACAACATCCTCCAAAAACGGCGATGACCTTACCCCAGGAATTCTTGATTCATATTCCGGAGGCACACTGTATAATGGGGCAGCGTTTTTAATTTGAAGCTCAACACTATCCAAATACCCCTGAAAACCTTTCGCCCATTTATCTAAAGCATCACTTGTTTTATTAACAAAATCATTAATCTTATCTTTATTAGTAGTAATAAATTTTAAGAATCTAACTACAGCATATAATGTTGTTGCGAGAATTACTAAAGGAACAACCCACTCACCAAAACCAATTATAAAATCCACTAATTTAATCCCTCTTAATAAATAACTAAGAGACCCTATAAGTAATACTACATTAGTTAGTGGGGTGAGGATTTTACCAAGAGCCCAACCACCAACAAATAAATTCCCAACAAAATCCTTTGTTGCATCACTCGAACTCAAAAGCTTGCTTGCAAAAGTTAAGAACTTCTCATTAAGCTTTGAAACCTTCGGAAGCAATATAATATCCATTACAGAACTAAGCATGTCAGTCCCGCCCATCATCTCAAGATTCCTGTCAACAACCTTACCGAAAATC